GTAACGCTCCAGGTCGATGCTCATCTATACACCAACAACTGAGGTACCCATGTCGGGTCTTTTAGCATGACTCCCCAGAGGAAGAAGAGCAAGAAGAAGGCGACATCGCCCTCCCGGAAATCCACGAAGAGAACCAAGAAAGCGACATCAGGTAAGAAGAAGACCGCAAAGGCGAAAAAGCCCGTTTCCAAATCCAGATCTCCGGTAGAAAAACGCACCCTTCTTACCCAGACCGAACTCGCCCGAGTCTTCGGGGTCACGACCAAAACCGTGCAGCGGTGGGTGGAGCGCGGTCTCCCGCGCGAGGGCGAGGGTCGCAAAGCCACCTACCCTCTTGAACCCTGTATCGCGTGGGTGCGGGAGAAGGATCGGGAGGAAGCGATCGATGCCGCGAGGCCGCGGACTCTGGAGGAGGCACGGATCCGGAAAGCGACCGCGGATGCGGAGCTCGCGGAATATGAGCTGGGCTTGAGGCGGAAGGAGCTCATGACCGTTGCCCAGTACAACGCTGCCGTGTCGGGCGCGTTCTCGAGGGTGAAAGCTCAATTAGTCACCCTTGAGAACAGACTCGCACCTGACGTGATTGGGATTCAGAAGCTCCTGGACGCACGATCGATCGTCCGCGAACACGTGCAACGAATCATGCAGGTTCTGTACGACGCCAAAGACGTGCCGGAATATGACGAGAAGGTATGAGTCTCGGAGACCGCCTGCACGGAGCCAAAGCCGCACGTCTGAATGAGACGCAGTTTCGGCAATCGGTCTTCGCCCCTCCATCCGACCTCACGGTAAGTGAATGGGCGGATAAGCACCGGATTCTGAGCGAGGGTACTTCTCCAGAACCAGGTCCTTGGCGCACATCCCGCGTGCCCCACCTGCAAGAGATCATGGACGCTCTGGGTAATCCGGCAGTCGAACACATCGTGTTCGTGAAGTCCTCTCGCGTCGGTGCCACGGAAGCCATCAACAACTTCCTCGGCTACACGATCGACCAGGCGGCGGCCAACACGATGGTCATTCACCCCACCGTCGAGGAGGCGAAAGGTTGGTCGAAAGAACAGGTCGCACCGATGCTCCGCGACACTCCGCGGCTCAGAAACCGTGTCACTGATCATGAGTCCGGCCGGCGAGAAAGTGGCGACACGATTCAGTACAAGGAGTTCACGGGCGGGAATCTGGTCATCATGGGAAGCAACAGTGCATCAGGTCTGCGCCGGCGAAACATCCAGAACGTACTGGGTGACGAGCGTGACGCGCACGCCGCATCGGCGAAGGGTGGTATCAGCAAAGAAGGCGATCCATTCGAGCTCGCGATCAAGCGCACTGAGAACTTCCCGATCAGAACCATCTTCGAGGCGTCATCACCTACGATCAGGGGGCTGTCTCGTATCGAGCGAGCATATGCGTTCTCCGATCAGCGACACTACTACGTGCCCTGCCCCCACTGCGGACACATGCAGGTCCTCAAGTGGCGGAATCTCAAATACACGGTCAAGTCGGACTCCAACCCCGAGACCGAAGAAGAGACCGACGATATAGACGTCGTATACATCTGTGGTGAGATCTCCAAAGACGGCGAACTCGAGGCGGGTTGTGGAGCAGAGATCACGGAAGAGCACAAGGCGTGGATGGTCCGGAACGGCAAGTGGGTGGCGGCAAGACCTGGTCGGAAGGTCCGCGGCTATCACATTTGGGCGGCTTACTCGCTTCTCACGACGTGGTCGAGACTCGTCTCGCAGTGGCTTCGGGCACAGGGCGATGACGAGCTGCTGCAGGTATTCGTCAACACCGTGTTGGGCGAGAGCTGGAGTGAGACGGGTGAACACGTCCAACACGATTCGCTCATGGCACGGAGGGAGCGATACGAAGCAGAGATTCCGAAACGCGCCGGCGTGCTCACTATGGGTGTTGATGTTCAGGGCGATCGTCTCGAGTACAGCACTTGGGCTTGGGGTGCAGGTGAAGAGTCGTGGCTCATCAAACACGAGGTCCTCTGGGGCGATCCCGCGAAGACAGAAGTGTGGGAGCAGCTGGACCTGGTGATTGGACGCGCCTGGAGGCATGAGTGCGGCGCCGAACTCAAGGTGAGATCAGTTTGCGTTGACACTGGAGGTCATTACACCGACGAGGTTTACCGCTATTGCAAGTCCCGAGAGAAATACGGAGTGCACGCAGTGAAGGGGGTGTCTGAACCGGGGCGCGCCGCCGTCGGGAATCCATCCAAGAAGAACCGGGGTAAGGTGAACCTCTTTCCGCTCGGCACGGAGGCCCTCAAAGACACCATCTTTGCGCGGCTCAAGGACGCCGCAGCCGGTCCGCGTTGCATGCACTTTCCATGGGTGGACGCCGAATATTTCAAGCAACTCACGTCCGAGGTGGCCTATACGCGGTATGTTAATGGCAGGCCTGTCCGCAGATACGTATTGAAGGAGCATGAACGGAACGAGGCTTTGGACTGTGCGGTCTATGCCCTTGCGGCCCTCATCATCCTTGGTCCCGTCCGCGATCAACTGGGTGTGATCGTCGAAGCCGTGCAGCAGGGCAAGCAACTGACGCAGGCGAAACGTGGCCGGCGCGTCAGGTCACGCGGCATCACCAGGTAATTCCTACCGAGGAACTTGCGCCATTTCCGGGGTGTTCACATATTCGGGTAAGACAATCTGAGCAGTAATCTGTACTCGAGAGGCCACTGGGCCCTTTCCCCGTTGGGATGCGGGGAGGGGGCCTTTTTCTTTTGGGGGACAGTTGGCAACCAGCAGCGAACTCTGGCAACGAAGACATACCGAAGTCGTCGAAGCGATCGAAGCGATCGATAACGGCGGCTCATACGTGATCCAGACTCGCACCTTCACCTCCGCCGACATGGTAGAACTCGAGGCGATGGAACGCCTGTATGCGATCTATCTAGCAATCAGCCGGATTGAAGGGGGCGCTCAGCAGTATACGATCGGTCAACGTCGCTTCGGCCGTGGCGATCTTGCCCAGCTTTATTCAGAGCGGCGTGTTGCCAGGATAGCTCTCGCTCGGATCCGACAGGGCGGCATCCGTGTGAGGCAGGTGATTCCTACATGAGCACCGCCGTCGTTCCCCGGGTCGAAGTGCCCAAGCCCACAATGATCGACAGGGCGATCGAGTATTTCGCCCCTCAACGCGCCGTCAGGCGACTCCACGCGCGGGCGGTCTTGAGCTTCGCAAGCGGAGGCTATGACGGCGCTCGCACCGACCGTCCTGCGACAAGGGAATGGCAGCCTCGAGGCGGAGACGCAGACGAGAACCAGCTGCCCGATCTTCCGATGCTCCGGAGGCGAAGCAGTGACCTCGTGCGCAACGCCCCTGTCGCCGCCGGTGCTCTTGAGACAACCGCGACTAGCACTGTCGGCGCCGGACTCGTCCTTCATGCCCGCATCGACCGAGATCTCCTCGGACTCTCAGAGAAAGAAGCAGACGCGTGGGAGCGCGATGCCGAACGTTTCTTCGCTGCCTGGGCCGGGAGTCACGCCTGCGACATCACGAGGCGCCACGATTTCTATACGCTCCAGGATGTTGTGTTCCGTTCGCAGCTGGAGCGTGGCGACGTCTTGGTGATCCGGCGGTACCGTGAGCGCCCTGGCGAGCTCCTCGGATTGAAGCTTCAGCTGATTGAGGCGGACAGAATCTCGAATCCCGAAGACCGCGCTGACAGCGATCGACTGAAGGGTGGAGTTGAGATAGACAGTTTCGGGGCCCCAATCAGGTACCATGTCGCAGACAAGCATCCGGATTCCGGTTTGTACCGCGGCCAGAGGCAATGGAAGCCGGTGCCGGCATTTGGTCAGTCGGGAGAGAAGCTCGCTCTACACGTCTTCAAGCCGGACCGTGTCGGCCAGACCCGAGGCACACCCATTTTCGCACCAGTGATCGAGACGCTGAAACAGCTCGAGCGCTACACCGGTGCGGAACTATCGGCGGCCGAGATCTCCTCGTTCTTCACAGCTTTTATCAAGTCGGCCGTCGAAGCAGAAGCCGGATCCGGTCTCGCGCCTGTCGATGCGGACGATCCAGATCCACCTGCCGCATCGAACTACAAAATGGGGCCGGCAGCCGTACTCGACTTGGCTCCAGGTGAGGACGTCGAGTTCGCCAATCCGACGCGGCCCAACGCGCAGTTCGATCCATTCTTCCAGGCTGTGCTTCGTCAGGTGGGTCCAGCAATCGGTCTGCCTTTCGAGCTGCTCGTCCTGCACTTCACATCGAGCTACAGTGCGTCGCGGGCGGCAATGCTCGAGGCATGGCGCAGGTTCATGACCCGCCGCTGCTGGCTAGCCCGTCTCTTCTGCCAACCCTCTTACGAGTGGGCGATTACCGAAGGGGTGTTGCGTGGCATCATCTCGGCGCCGGGTTACCTGCAGGACCCGATCATCCGGCGAGCCTGGCTCGGTTCGGAATGGATCGGTGGAGCTCAGGGTCAAATCGATCCGCTCAAGGAAATCAAGGCCGCCGAAGGCCGTACGACGCTCGGAGTCACGACGCTCGCCGAAGAGACTGCTCAGATGACCGGTGGCGATTGGGAGCGGAAGCATCGCCAGCGTGTGAAGGAAGAGCGTATGCGACGGCGCGACGGACTGGTCAGCGCGACCGCCTCACTCCCCGACGAGGAAGAGGCGGACTCCGGCAAGCAGGAAGAGGAGGAAGACCGTGAAGACTAGCGTCCCTGGTCAGATGACGTTCGAGACGATGTCTCCCAAGGAGATGGCGGACGTGTTCACCGAGAGGCATGCCGGCGAACGCGATCGGCCGCGGCGCGCGTACCTCGCGGCACTCGGCACAGTGTGGGCGATGACGGAGGAGTGGGTGGAGACCGTCCTCCAGATCGCAAACCGTGAGAACGATTCGATCGAGGCAGTGGAAGCGAGGCTCGGCCGGGAGCTCGACAACACGCAGAGTGTCACTATGCGAGACGGTGTGGCGACGATACCGATCCGCGGCCCGCTCATGAGGTACGGTAACCTCCTGTCACGCGTCAGTGGTGCGAGCTCGTACCAGGTGCTCGCAACCGACTTCACTACTGCGATCGAAGACTCAGCTGTGAAGGCCGTTCTGCTGGCCGTCGACAGTCCCGGTGGGACTGTGAACGGAGTCGAGGAACTCGGAGAATTGATCTATAAGGCGCGCGGTATAAAACCGATCGTCGCGCACGTTTCAAACGATGGTGCGTCGGCTGCTTACTGGATAGCGAGTGCTGCCGACGAGATCCTGGCCGGCAAAACAGCGGTACTCGGTTCGATCGGCGTGCGCTCCACGTATGTCGACTACCGCGGATGGGAAGAGAAACAGGGTATCCACACCTACGAGTTCCTCTCGAGCCAATCCCCGAAGAAAAAATTCGATCCTGAGGTGAAGGACGATCGCGCGCGCCTGCAGGTGCTGCTCGACGACCTCGCTGAAGTCATGGGCAATGCCATCGGGCGAAATCGCGGGATTACTGCTCAAGAGGTCTTTGAGACCTATGGCGCCGGCGACGTGATGGTGGGAGAGCGGGCTGTTGACGCAGGTCTCGCCGATCGGATCGGCACGTATGAGGAGATTCACGCCGAGCTCGCAGCTCGGGTATCGGATTCGAAATCACTTCTGTTCACGGGCGGCGCGGCCGCCAACGACAAGGAGCCAGAAATGTCGGATGAGAAAAAGACACCTGACACGCCCGACACCGAGGCCAAAAAGCTGACGGCCGAGCAGATCGCGGAGCAGTACCCGGATTTCGTGAAAGCGTGGCGGAAGGAAGGCGCTGATGCCGAGCGCGCACGCCTGAAGGGTATCGACGCACTCGCTGAAGCCGGACATGAGGACCTCATCCAGGAGTGCAAGGACAATCCCGACTGCACGCCTGAGACCGCGGCGTTTCGCATGAAATTGGCCGAGAAGAAAGCGAAAAAGGACGGGCTCGACGCCCTCGAGAAAGACGAGGAAGAACTCGATCCTCCAGATCCGCACGGCTCGGAAGAGTCGGATCCGGGATCCGAGGCTGCGATCGCGCGGAGAATTCTATCCGCCGGCAGGGTCGAGGTTCACAAGAAGACGGCGTCCTGATGGCGCCGGCAGGACAGTCGTTCACACTCACGGAGGATAGTACATCATGACCTCTCCAAGCTTCAGCACTGAGACCAAGTCTCTGCTCAACCTGTTCGCGGGAGAGTTCCCGCGGTCAATGCTGACCGTGACCATCGAGTCCGGTCAGAATCTCACGGCCGGCGCAGTTCTCGGAAAGATCGACTCGAGCGGCAAGTTCGTGCTCTCGCTGGCCGCCGCCGGCGACGGGTCCGAGACTCCGATCGCGATCCTCGCGGAAGACTGCGACGCAAGCTCTGCGGACGTGGAAGCCACGGCGTACTTCAGTGGCGATTTCGCCCAGGCCGCCCTCACGCTAGGGACCGGTCACACGGTCGCGTCGATCCTTTGGGGGTTGGTGGCACGACAGATCTACCTCCGGGAGACCACGGAAGCGTAAACAGCGGCTCGAAGGAAACCAGAGCGGCAACTACTCACACGTTGGTAAGGAGCACGAATCATGGATGAGTACTCAACTGGTGTTCTGAATCGGGTCGTCCAGGATCTCGAACAGCCATCGAGCTTCCTGCTGGACCTGTTTTTCCCCGGAACGCAGACCGAGGAATCGGAGGAGATTCACTTCGACGTCGAAAGCTCGAAGAGGCGAATCACACCATTTGTATCCCCACTTCGCGCAGGCCGAGTGGTAGACAACGAAGGGTTTACCACGGGCATCTTCAAGCCTGCGTACGCCAAGGACAAGCGGAAGTTCAATCCGTCGGACCCCTTGAAGCGGGCGATCGGCGAACAGATCGGCGGCAACATGAGTCCGCAGGAGCGGAGAGACGCCGCTCTTCGTGCCGCGATCGAGGACCAGCTCAAGATGCTGACCCGCCGCGAAGAGGTAATGGCGAGCGAGGCCCTTCGCACCGGTAAGGTGACCGTTTCAGGTGATGGGTACCCGACCACGGTCGTCGACTATCTCCGTGAAGCGGGCCTCACGGTGACGCTCACGTCCACCGCTCGGTGGAACGACTCGGCGCCGGTACCTCTCGACAACCTCGAAACCTGGGCGGGCCTGATCCAGACACATAGCGGTGCGGTCGCGATCGACGTCGTCATGGATCCGGATGCGTGGACGAACTTCCGCGACAAGACCGAGGTGAAGGACCTCCTCGATACCAGGCGCGGATCCGCTTCCACTGCCGAGATCGGTCCTCGTGCCGCGAGGAAGGCTCGATTCGGCGGAACGATCGGCGACTTCAACTTCTGGATCTACAGCGACAGCTACGTCGACGACGCAGGCAGCACGCAGCTCATGCTGCCGTCGGGCACGGTGATCCTCTCCGGTCCGGATCTCGAGGGCGTCCGCGCGTATGGAGCCATCCAGGATGAGAAGGCCCAATACAACGCACAGCGCTACTTCATCAAGAGCTGGCTCGAGGAAGATCCGGCGGTCAGGTGGTTGCTGCTGCAGTCCGCCCCGTTGGTGGTGCCGTATCGCGTAAACGCGAGCCTCTGCGCCACCGTCCTGTAACGGTCGGCAACTGAGCTCGAGTTGAAACCGGAGAGCCGGCGTTTCGCAATGAGCGCGCCGGCTTCCCAACAACCATGAGGTGTCCAATGGATTACGTAGCGACCTGCACAATCCACCACAACACGCGGGCCAACGAAAAGAGCCCGGTCGTGCAGAAGATCTTCGCACCTGACGATGTCGTCGACATTGCTGACAAAGCCGAGATGAAGCGGCTGTTGGACCTCGGGGCAATCAAGCCCAAGGAGGCGCCTGAGGAAGTCGAGGACGAAACGGCTCCGGAACAGAAGCCTGGCAAGAAGGGCAAATAGCACGTGGTCTACGAGCCCGACGACCTCGAGGTGTTCCTCGGAGATAACCCGTGCAACGTGGTCTTGGGTAGCGATGAGACTAAGGCGGAAGTGAACATCGGCCCCACTGAAGAGACCGACGATCTCCAGCTCGAGGTCGAGTTCACACAAACCTGGATCCGGATCGTGGCCGGTGCGCTGCCCGACCTCACCGTCGGCTCCGTTCCCACGGTTGACGGTTCCGAATTCCGCGTCCGTTCGATCCGGAAAAGCGAACCCGACGGCGCCTTCGAGCTCGTGACACTGGTCGAGGAAACATGAACGTCGAGGGCGTGAAACTGATCGCCGACTGGTTGGGTGACGCGACATGGGGGGTGAATACGCTCCTGCCCACGGTGCCGCGCTATACCGGCCACGACCAACCGCCAGACGTCGCAGCGATTGAAAACGAATTCGACCACGATTCGGTTGCGCTACGCTCAGTTCCCGAATCGCTCACTGGGCCCAGGATTTGGGTGTTTCAGTTCGACCAGATCTTGCTCGAGGCCGGAGTCACAACGGAGTTCCGAGCTGGAGAGATGCCGACTGTCATCGGATACATCCACCAGAAAAGCGAGACTGCGAAAGGTCTGCGTGACGCGTCGTACACGCTTCGGGCGATCGAGTGGTCCCTTGCTGCACTTCAGCGCCAGGGCAGTGCCACGAGAACCGCTAACAACATCGGCCTCAACAACTTCCGGCAGCCGTTCGATCGCGTGCCGCCATTTGTGCCACTTGAATCCGGACGTCTGACGTCTGGCCTTGTCGTGCGGGTCGTCCTACGCGACCTCCAGGCGCAGCCGTAGCAGGGAGACTGAACGATGCTGTATCCAATTGATAGCGACGGCGTACTTGTGAAGCTCGAGACGGTCTACGGAACCGATCCGACTCCCAGTCCGTCCTCCGATTTCGTACGAGTCGCGCAGCGGATGTGGAGCAACATCGAGGTTGCCCATGAATGGGAGAACCTGCGCGAGGAGACCGCCACGGGCTCGAACCAGCCGGCTCCGCCCGCACTACCGAAGGGCCGTGTCATCACGTTCAACCTGTACGTCGAAATGCGTGGCAGCGGCACTGAGGATACGCCTCCGGAGTGGGATGCGCTGCACCAGGCCTGCGGGAACGATCAGGTCGTCAACACCGGTGTCGACGTGCAGTATCCGTGGATCAGTGACGTGAACAGCCACGAGAGCGTGACCATTTACGCCTACAGCGGCAACAAGCTGTTCAAAGGTCACGGATGCGTAGGTGACGTCGAGTGGATCGTCACAGGCGGCGAAGTCACGATCCTCCACTACACGATACAGGGGATCATGGTCGACAACCCGACTGAAGTAAGCGTCCCAACCATCGATTATGGCGCTATACTGCCGCCCCCCGCCGTCGACGTAACGGCGCTGATCGGTGGCACGATCGCGACCGATTTCACTCAAATCACCATCGCACAAGGCAATGAAGTAGTGCGTGTCACATCGCCAAACGTCTCCGTCGGAATCGACGGCCTCAGGATCGCCGTCCCGAGATGCAGACCCGTGGTCACGATCAACGCAAAAGCGGAGGCGATCAGTACTTACAGCCCCTGGGCAGATGAGCGCGCCCGCACGGAACGAGCTCTTCAAGTGAGGGTCGGAACCGCCGGCGGCGAGCGGCTGACGTTCGACGTCGACGTCGCGCACGTACAGGCACCAGGCAATGAAGACCAGGATGGATTCACAGGGAACGTGCTCACATTCCGCTGTATGGATCATCTCTGGACCCACGATTAACGAGGTGTGCGGGATAGGCCATCTTCTCTCCCGGCCTGTCCCGCACCTCGCCAGACGCAGTACCTGCCAGCTCACCCCGACCAGGGTGGGTCGACCGACAGGCAACGATCAGATGCGATCAGATGCGATCGATTCTGGAGGATTGATGTTTGCACTCCGACGCCTGAGGAACGAGCAAACTGATGGTTGAAATGGACGTGCGCGGGGACTTCACGCCGGCGTTGAGGTTGTTTAGCGCGGTTGAGAGGCAGATACCATATGCCACAGCGGGCGCGATCAACACCACGCTCACAACTGCGCAGCGGGAGATCCGTGGAGGTCTCGAGCGCCGTTTCACGCTCCGGAGGAAGCAATTCATAGAACGGACTATCAAAATCAATCGCCAGGACTTCGCGACGAAGACGAAGCTCGAGGGGAGGCTACAGGTCGATCGCGATCGGCCCGTGTTGGCGAAGCACGAGCACGGAGGCAGGAAACAGCCGAAGAGCGGCCACCTCGCAATTCCGACCGGGACCAGGCACAGGAGGACAAAGCGTTTTCCAACCCTCAAATCCCGTTACGGGCCATTCAGGCACCAAGGACGGCGGTTACTCGGCAAGGACAGAACGTTCATTATCGCGACTGGTTCCAGTGCTGGCCTGTATCAACGTACTGGGCGCGGCCGGCGATCGAAGATCAAGCAGCTTTATGCGTTTAAGCGCTCAGTTCCAATCGAGGCGCGGCTCAGATTCGTGGAGACCGCCACTCGAGTAATACACCGAGACTATGCAAGGAACTTCCACCGCGCACTCGACCGAGCCATGCACACAGCTAAAGCGAGCGGGGCGATCAGGTATGTCCCGGACGCCATTGGTGCAATCTCAAACGCATTAGGTCGTTCTGCTGGCTCAGAAGGAGGTTAGATGAACCAAATGAGTACAGACCGCGAGTTCTTCGATGCGTACGACGCGGTCGAACTCGAGCTTCCCAACGGAAAGACGATTCGGTGTAAGGCACCGACGCTCGAAGAATCAGCCCGACTGCTTGGGCTACTCCAGAAAATGCAACACGGTGATATGACGGCCATGGGCGAGTTCTTGAAGGAGTTCCCGAAGGCGGTCGGCGCCGGCAAGGCCTTCAACGGCCTTCTGCCCGGCGAACTCGTGCGAGTAGCAAACCGTTTTTTCTGGCAGACGGACCGGATGACAACGGCGGAAACGCCGGCGACGAGCGACGAGTCCGTTTGAACGACATGCTCGTCGAGTATGCGGGAACCTACGGCGGGCCGCCGCCTCGAGACCTCCCCTGGCCGTTGTTTGTGTTGCTGGTGCGTGAGTCTGGAAGGTTCAGTGCTCGGAGGCTCCTTGAATTGATGCAGGGAGTGGGCTTCGGAGCCGGCCGTCTATTCACAAAGAACGACGCACCCGCACAGGCAATGCAGAACCAGGTCGAGCAGCTGGCATATCCGCAGGAGAGGGAGCCAACGCGGCGGATCATCACGGGGACAGATCATGGCTGAAGAGCGCGTATCGGTAGTTCTCCGAGCGCGAGATCTCGCGAGCAAAGTTCTGACCGGCATTCGCGGCCGTATGCAACGGCTACGGCAATCGGTGTTCTCGCTTAAGGGCGCGATGGTTGGTCTGGGAACTGCGTTTGCGGCTGGGAGGCTCGGCCAGAGCCTTATAACCGCGTTCACGAAACAACAAGACGCCGTTGTTGGCCTCGGCAGCGCCCTCGAGCAGACCGGCAAGTCCGGATCCGCTGCTCTTGAGCAGCTTACTCGAAACGCGTCGAATCTCCAACGAGTCACACGCCAGGGCGACGAGGCAATTCTCGCCGCAACCGAGAGTCTGACTCTTCTCGCACCGGCGCTCAACACAAGCGAGCTCGAGCGGGGACAGCAGGCGATTGTCGGATTGGGAGAGGGCCTCTTCAAAGGCGACATCAACGCCGCAGCTCAGATGCTCGGAAAGACGATCGGCGGCACAACGAACGCGTTGTCGAGGTATGGCATCGAGGTCGACATGTCCGGATCCGCCACCGAACGTCTAAATCAGATCCTTGAGCAGTCCGCTCGATATTTCGAGGTGGCGAAGGACAAGACCAAGACGGTCGGCGGGTCGATCCAGCAGTTATCGAACGCGTTCGGCGATCTCAAGGAGACGCTAGGCGGTGTCCTCGCGGATATGCTCGGCCTCACAAACAGGGCCGGAGGTCTCACCGAGCAGACCTTTGGACTAATCACGGCTATCGAGGAGAACCGCGGCCAGATCGTGGCCTGGGGCCAGGTGGCGATCAGAAGTATCGGTTTCGTCGCTCAAGCGTTCAAGACTTTGATCCGGAGCGCCTTCAACGTCGGAGAGATTCTCGGACGCGGCCTCGAGATCGCGTTTTCCTCTGTGGTCGGCGCGGTACTCCGCGGGCTCGAGCTGGCAATTGCAACACCGATCAACTTCCTGATCGAACAGGTCAACCGGATCCCCGGCGTCGACATCGACTTCAGGATTGGCGGGTTCGGAGCCGACGCGTTCTTCGCGAACGTGGCGACGCAGACACAGAATCTTCGTGGCGACATCTCGGACCTTGGCGAGACACTCGGCAACTTGGCGGGCTCGTGGCAGAGTGTAGCCGACTCTGCCGGTCGGGCCTGGGATGTTCAGTCCGGAGCGGCCAACGTCACGCCCGAGGTCCCTACAGCCGCACTACTGCCAGCACATGCGAAGCTGCCGTTTGGGCCCCTTGAGGCCCCCTTGATCTCGATCGACGGCGGGACCGCGAAGAAGTTCGACGTTGGTGACACTGTCGGAAAACTCGGGAACGCTCTCGGCACGATGGAAGGTGCGGCTGGTGCCGCGACGAAAGCCACCGACCAAATGGCGACCACAGTCATCAACGCATTTTCGCAGATGGCACAGGCAGCGCAACAGGGATCGGGCGGATTGCTGGGTGGCATCATCGGTGGCGCTGCCGGAATCCTCACCGCGATTCCCGGGGTCGGAACTGTCGCGAGCGCGGGCATTCTTGCCGGCGGTGGTTTGCTATCGAGCCTGGTGAGCGGTGGAGGTGGCGGGCCGGTCGCGGTGAAAGTCGACAGCTACGGGTCGAATGCCATCAGCACGATGCGAGATCTCCAGGAACGCGAGATCAACTTCACGGCAATCATACGCTCGGACGGCGCAGAGGTGTGGCGAATCAACCAGGCGCTGCTCGAGCTGACGCGCCAGGACGGCACATTCAGGATCCTGCCGGCAGGAGGGTTCGGTGGGTAGCGCGGTCTTTCTCGTCGAGAACTTCTTCAACGTCCATCAGTTCCCGGACCACGTGATCGATGCGGCAGAGGAACCGACGGGTACCGAGGCGTGGAGGGTTGGGACGGGTCGGAGGGACACCGAAAGCAATAAGTGGACTCCGACCACCGCAAACTCTAGCACATATCTCGACGTCGAGTGCAATCGCGTGCGCAGCGCTGATATGCTCGTAATGGACGGCCACAACCTCGCCGGCTACGACTTCGAGCTCCATGGGTCGAATGACGACCACACAACCCATGAATCGATTCTCGATCTCACGATTCCCGCTGTCTCGGCTCCTGGACGCCTCGAGGACGGTGTGCTCACCGAGGAAGGCGCGTATGTCAGAAGGGTCGATCTCCCTCGTGGATACAAATACTGGCGTCCCTATTTCCCTGCGATGGGAGCCGATCTAAAGCCCATTGTGACCGGCCTCTGGCTCGGCCTCTCATACTCAACGGACGACCTCGTTCGGCCGGCCGACGTGGACATGACCGAGCTGCACGCGGCGGAAACAATGAGTGAACACGGCTGGCTCGGCCGCGGCCACGCGACACGGAGCAGGGTCGGCACGTTCAACATCGACCTTTGGGGCTTCATGAAATACGATCTCGCCCGCTACCACTTGAGCACGCTCTTCGGGAAAGGATACCCGATGTGGTTTGTGCCCGACTCTGACCAGGCCGACCGGGCGTTCTGTGTCGTGAGGCCCGGTGGGTCCCGTGTCGGGTTCCAGCTCGGGCAGCGCTGGTCGTATGAGTCAGCGCAGATCCCATACATCGAGCACCAGCCGTCGGAGGATCGATGAAGTACTTGGTTGCATCGGCGCTGCTCGTCTTCTGTGCGTGCGGCTCTCCGAACGGTCCAGGTGACCGCAACTGCCACATGGTTGCCGACACAACGGTCCTCGCACCAAACGGGGACAGCGTCAGGACCCAGGTCGAGGTGTGTGTCGAATACTGGAGGATGCCGTGAGTATCCACCCGAGTGACATCCTTTTCTACGCGGGCGGGGCAGCCCTCCGGCAATTCGGAACGCTTTCCAGGCGGACAACCGGAATCGCTCGGCGTGGCGAGGGTGTGATCGAGAACTTCGCGCGGACCGGTACAGCGTACTTCATGGGCAAGGACGGACTATACCACGCCTCGGAAGAAGACGTTTTCCGGCCTCACTGGGTTGATGCCGATGGTGACGGAATACTCGATACGCTGACGTTGCTCCTCGAGGACGAGCGGGAAAACGAACTACTGCTGAGTAGCGACTTTGGCCCAGGCCCACCGTACACGTGGTCGTCGCCGGGCAACTTCATCATCACCAGTAGAACAAGCATAATCGATGGCCAGACGGCATACGAGCACGAGCGCGATGGCGGGTCATCCCGAATACAATCCGTCGGCACGTTCACCGGGGACGATGAGACATGCTATCTCATCGTCGAGAACGTCGACGCCAGTGTAACACGGCTAAGGATCTACGATGCTACTGGGGCGTCCTACGTCGCTGGTGCGCTCCTTACGTGGAGTACTGGCGCAATCACACTCTATGAGGGCACTGGGGCCGTGTTCGGGGCGAAGTTGCTCAACGAAGGGCCGAACGGCGGTGAGGTATACCTATTCGGTGTCACTTGTTCCGGGACGGTTGGGCACACACGGCATGTGTACGTTCAGCCTGTAGGCGACAACAACTCGGTCTCGGCGATCCTACACCACTGCCAACTGGAGGAGGCCGGGTTCTACTCCTCGCCGATCGTGACGGACACGGCAGCAGTTACTCGCAACGCCGAGGCGCTTTCGTTGCCGCTTTGGACTCCGCCACGGGCGATGACGATATATGCAAAATTGCGCGAGGTTGGATCGACGCTGATCAGCAATTGGCCGCGAGTGTGTCAGATAGGCGGATCGGGAAACAATGCGTCGGTGCGGATTTGGGCGAGGCTTGGCTACTACACGATGAACATTCGCAACAGTGGCGGCAGTAGTACGCAATCCGCGATGACGACGGCACCATCTTTCGACGACATCGTTGAATTGCGCGGCACATTAAGCAGCGACGGTTCGGTCCAACTGCACCAATCAATCAACGTTGGTGACGAGTCCTCAGGCCCGGCGTCTGGGGCCCTCGCGCTAGATTCCGTGTGGGGTGGGCACTCGCTGTATATCAATTACGAGGGCGTTGCGGGTAATAATGTTGGCCACCAACAACTCGAAGCGCTGATCGTCGCTCCCGGTTCGCAATCTCTCTCAGACTTCAGGGCGCTTCTCCCGTGAAGTCGAACTGGAATGCCACGTTAGAGCGCTGGACGCGCTGTGTGCCATGTAGTGCACGGGAGATGGTGTACGCGGCAGTGGTCGAGAACGCGGACGTCGTCTGCACGTATGACGGATGGGAAGACGCGGACTCGCTCACCGGCCTCGACAATCTGGAAGACGGCAGTCTCGAGATCGAGCCCACGATCTCCGACAAGATCACGCACACCACGCAGGACGGGTACTACACCGATCTTGACCACGCGTCTCCGTACAGCGCTGCGCAGATACAGTGGAAGGGCGACGATCCGCGCGATTTCGAAATCCACAAAGTGAAGGCCTGGCTCCACCCGAAGCGCACTGGCGATCCTCAGACAGTGGCGCGTTGGGGGTGTCAGATCATGGGGCTCCAACGAGTTGAGCGCGGGCGCCACGTTATCGTACCGCTGTCGACAATCATCTGGGTCGATGAGAGTGGATCGATTGCGCATGAAGTGACGTTCGACTTCACCGGCGTGCATCCGAGGCCGCGGCCTAAGACACTGGTCCCGAACGATCCCGACAACAACTACCGGTTTCCCACGTCGTACATCCTCATCTATGCGGCACAGAGTGATGGCAGTCCTGCGGATAATTGCGGCTGGGGCCGTGACTCGGCTCAGCCGAGCAAGACCGATTCTGACGGTGATGTCCTGAAGGGATATACGCTCACCAAGGTGACCACGATCGACGGGTTCGGGTTGTACGGGGCAACCGACGACTCGATGACTCCGTACATCACAATCCAGGAGGGAGGCTACACACAGCAAACCGTCGAATTTACGAACAACAACATGGATCTCGGAGCAACGCCGGCATCGGCTGACGAAGTCGTCTTTGTAGTCCAAGGTTCTGAGCGGTCAGGCACCAGTCTCACCGCCAGTGCACGGATTCCAGCCGGATCTTGGGTTGAGGTGAAGGATGGACAAACAGCAGCCGATGTGGGCCTGGCTGCGAACCGGTACTATGAGATGAAGTGCGATCTCGATCCGGACACAAACGGCGTCGTCTCTCCGATCTTGCGTCGGTTGGGTGTCGAGGATGTCGCACTCATGAATCTTTCGAGTGTTGTGGACGTGAAGGAGATCCACCGCCAGGTCGATCCGGTCACGCTCAAGACTTACATCTCGAGCGCGAAGCTCGTGGCGATCCAAGACGGTGTGCGAGACTGGAACGACGCGATCACCTCTTTGCTTTCCACTTATTACGTGGGCCAGATCCAGTTCCGGATCTACTGGGGGCACCCAGATCTCGATCGTCAGTATTGGATGGAGATGGGCACATTCATCGAGCCGATACCGAAGGCGATCGACGGCGCGATGGAGATCACGGCATTCAGCCCTCTCGCCTTGGTGAAGGCGAAACTTCCGAGGTTCAACACCGGTACCAGCAGCCGCGCCCCGCTCACCTACGCCGGCGAAACGCTGAAGGATGTCTACGAGGATCTCCTGGACAGTCAGATAGAGCTGCCGGGCCGATTTCGAGGTCCTGGGATCGAAGATGATACGACCACTATCTCGAGACGGATCAACGAAGAACTCGAAGCAAAAGATCTCCTCGATGCGATCGCATACTGTGACGGGAGTGCGGTAGGTGAGTCTCAGGGACGCGTCAAGGCTTTCAATATGTACGGCGACAAGGCTGTTGTCGCTGTTTTTCCTTCGAAGACGATCAAGCCCTCCTACGTGTCCCCAGGATACGAGCATCGAATACCCCAGTGGACTGTCAAATATGGGTGGAGCGAAGACGAGAATCGGTATCTCGGCGAAGCGTATTTCGCGCATGGGTCATCACTCACCAACCTCGGCCGTGCGTCGTTGAACGACACACAAGACCCGGGTGATGAAGTGATGAAGTTGCTCGACGACCCGTCACCGCCTGCAGTACCTGATTTGGTTGACACAATCGGCGGTCGCGGCGTCAAGTTCTTCGGCCCCGGTCTCCTCACACTCGGATTCAACTCTGTTTATGCATATCCCGAGCTCGAGCTCGGCGACCTGGTCGCGGTCGAGACCGATCGATTCGTTGCGGTCGACCCGAACACCGCGAACGCAGTGAGAGGTCGCCTGTGGATACTCGGGGTCATCGTCGACCACGACAAGCGTGGCGAGAACTTCGTTGTCTGGTGCCGTGATTACGCCGACATCTTTGGTTCCGCCACGGCGGGAAGTATTACGGTCGGGTTCGAGCGAGCTCGCGCCAAGGTCTACCACGACACGGATCAGACTTTCACCGGCTCTCCATACAGCTGGGACGTGCCGTGGAACAGTGAAGCGTTTGACCACGGCGACGTTCACAGCACCACTCCGCCGCTCGAATCACGGCTCACGGTGCCGCCGGGAGCAGGTGGCAGTTACAAAGCCACCCTCAACGCCACCTACAGCGGGCTTGCCGGAGGCGGCGCCAATTGGTGGGCCTACTTCGTACTCAGGACCAACGGCGGTGCGTACCGGACGCACAGGCTGGACGGAAACTCTCCTGCGACCGGCTCGTTCACGATCGAACTCCCGCTCGAGCTCGATGCAGCTGACTACGTGTTCCTGCGCGTGCTCACAAACACCGGGGTCACGGTAACGATGAATTGCAGCACTGAAGATGAATCGAGCCTCGCGCTTACGAGGATTGGAAAATGAACCCAGAGCTTGGCGCGGTCGTGGGTGTGGCCATCACGGGCGGGATCGCAATCACAAAGATCATCGACCGTTTCTGGCCACAGAACGGCAACGGAAAAGTTGAGATCCTGCTTGCGCGACTCGTCGAACTGGCGGAGGAGGACAGGAAGGACCGGGCTGAAACGTCTCGGTCGCTTGCACTGATGCAGCGAGAAATGGAACAACACGAGAAGCGCGAGTCCCAGGCCTGGCGGGACGCGTTCGCGCTGCTGAGGAAGGAATGACCCACTACTCGCATCGCTCGCTTACTCGTCTCCGGACGTGCCACGACGAGCTCGAGCAGCTCATGCTCGAGGTGGACAAGCATTTCCCGAACACGGTCCTCGAGGGGAAGCGCACGATCGAGCAGCAGCGGAAAAACGTCGCGACGGGCGTGTCGAAGACAATGGACTCCCGACACCTGGACGACCCGTCGAATGCGGTCGACGCTGCTCCGGATCCACTTTCGTGGCCAAAGATGCACGCCGACCTGGCCGAGCTGCTGGAACGCATGTCCGCTCAACAGCGACGAGAGATGGCGAAACACATCCTCGGCTACGCCAAGCAATTGGCTCATTGGTATTACTTCGGCGGGTTTGTGCTGGGAACGGCGGCGCAGATGGGAATCAACATACGCTGGGGCGGCGACTGGGACGGCGATCGGCAAGTCCATGATCAATCATTCGATGATTTGCCTCACTTCGAACGTAGCAAAGGAGGATAGAATGGAACTGCTTACGGAATTCTCAGCCTGGATCACGGCCGCACTCACAGCCGTGGTGATGGGATTACTCAAGCTCGTGATCGGTTGGAAGGACAGGAGCTTCGAGGCGCTGTCAGCGAAGCTCCAGGAGGTGGATGGCGCGATCGTCAAATCGTTGAAAGCCTTACAGCCGATCGTGGTCGCAGCGATCAGCGCGATTCTTCTCGTCGTGCAGAATCAGATCACCGGCACACCACTTCCATCAGCTGAGGTTGTCGCGGAGACACCCACGGTTACGGTGCTCGCCATACTGATGCGAGAGCTGTGGGTGAGGTTCGTGAAGCCGCATTTGCCGATCGGGGCGACGTGAGTATCATCGCATCGCTGTTCGGTGCAACGGCCGGGAAGGTCATCAATTCAATCGGTGGCGTTCTCGGTCGCTTCATCGAGTCGCCCGAACAACGGCGAGCTGCCGAGCTTGAGATCGCGAATCTCATTCAGGCGCGCGATTCGGAGCTCGAGCAGACGATACGCTCTGAGATGGACGCGAAGGCTCGGGTTCTCGAGGCAGAACTGAAGCAGGACGACAACTTCACCAAGAGGGCCCGGCCGACTGTGGTGTACGCTGGCCTGGTTCTCGTCACAGTGAACAACGTCATTCTGCCATGGGTGTCGCATTTTACAGGAGACGCACCGCCGTCAATCGAGATTCCCGGTGTGTTTTGGACCGCATGGGCCGGCATCTGCGCAACCTGGGTGATTGGCAGGACTGCTGAGAAACGAGGCGCTGGAAATCAACTCACACGCTTGATCACGGGAGGCTCAGTCCGAGCAGGAGAGTGATGTTTGTGGCGGGCGTGGCGGTGGGAGCGGCTGGCAACGCATATGATATGATGGAAAAACCCCCCGCGCGTTGAACGCAGAGGGTATGTTTCCGCAGTATGTTCGCAAACCTGTTAATGCTTGGCGAGTAGCCTATCCACACGAGTTCTGACTAACCGCCTTGTGCGTTCGTCCTCCGTCGCCTCCGCTGGGCCTCGCTTCGTTGGTTGTTCCCGGGTCATCTTGCGTACCGTCTCCTGCATACTCCTCTCGCGATTGCGGAGCAACTCCGTCAGGTCCCGTCCCCGTACTAGTGTCTGTTTTTTCATTTTCAGGTGTCTTCCCTTCGTTGAGATCTAGTCCCAAACCATCTGGGAGGCTAATCTCAGTTGAGAGAAACATAACCTCATCCATCTTCGATAGGGTAATAGGTGCCCGGGCATGCTCTCCCAGACTTTTTGCCAACACCGATTCCTCGTGAGTCGGCGCGCGCACATTGTCGAATAACTTTCTAGCCTCTTCC